ACCGGAATCGTCCGCTCTGTAGTTCCGTGAGCCCCTGACTTTGCGGAGCGCCATCAGGACCTCACCAAAGCCACTTCATCGCCCAGCGGCCATTCACCAGGCAGACCGTCAACAGCCCACTCGCCGGCCATGCGCGCAGTCACGGGGACGCGCACACGATCCTTCGGGAGGAACTTGAAAACTGGATCCGGATCCCGGTACAGAACGGCTGTGCTGGAAATGAGGTCAGCCCGGTCAGTAGGTTCGTCCGTTGCCCGCGGGGCCACTATGCAATCCCTCACCGGGATTTCCGTGACCGGCAGCGGGTTCCCTTTCGAGTCCCGCCCACCGCCACGCAGCACCACAACATCAGTACGCCACTTCTTGGGAAACCGCCTGACGATACCCATCAGGCGCCCTCGAAGATCGGCTCGCCGGCGATGTCCGCCCCACAAGAGCAGTACGTTGCGCCGAAGTTCAGGTTGCACCACGGCAGGTGAGTGGCATTGCACGGGCCAGCGATGGTCACACCGAAAGCCTTCTGAGCACCATCACCAAGCGCCTTGCGTTCCTGCTTCGTTAGGTAGAAGTCGCCGTTTGGATTGACGGGCTTGAACGTCTGCGAAAACGGGCCGCTGCCTTGCTGAATGGATTCCATGCCAGCTTCGTCAGATTCGGGCATCGCCCTCTTGACGACAGCACACACAATCCGCCGGCGCGTTTTGGGATCAGCCGCCCCAGCAGTCGGAACAGTGTCCAGAATGAACTGGCTCGCGTCCTCAAGCTGAGTCTCAGCGTAGGCATCAGCACCAACCGGGAAGTCAGGCCAACGATCCTTCAATTCGTCCAAAGTGGCGAAAGGGAACGGTGTCACATCGGCCATTGGCCTGACCTCCTAGTTATGGTGCCTACTCGGACTCGAAGAGAGCCTTGATGTCCTCGCGCTTGAGGTCCTTCAGCTCTTCCTCGGTCTTGCCCTGCGCAGTTGCGTACGCCTGCCAATCGGCGAGACTCGCATTCCCGGCAGGCTTGTCCGAGGCAGATGTGGTTGCCGGGTCGCCGCCAGTAGCGGCGCCGGTCTCTGCCTCAGCGTCAAAGGGGACGTAATCGGGACCGAGGTGCACAGCGTCCGCCTCGGAGACGTTCACGCGGGATCCGGACTGCTTGTTCGTGAACCGCGGCATCAGAGCTTGTCCTCGATCACGGCGAAGCGGTCAGCGAACACGTACCAGCCATAGACGATTTCGAGGCGCAGCGCGATCTGGTTCTTGCGCTTGAGGTCGCCCTGGCCGTCCGGATCACCATGCTCGATGAGTTCGACGGGCAGTTCTCGCTGTACGCCCCAGCGGATGCCAGACTGGAAGTCGCCCACGATGGCGCGAACCTTCGTGTCTGCTGCTTCGGGGGTGCCGGAAACAGTATTTCCCTGCGCAGCGTTGATACCGAGAATGTTAGTGACATCCGTACCGAAGCCGAGGTTCGGGTAACGCTGGGTTCCCGAGGGGGAGCCGTCCGCATTCTTGGTCTGAAGGTTTGCCAGTGCCCACGCGAACTTCGGGTCGATGGCAACACCGTTGACACCCCAAGAGGTTGGCCGGTTCAGCAGCAGGCCGACAGCGGCACGCAGATCAGCGTCAGCGTCAGCCGTTGCGATCTCCACTCGGTTGGTGGACGCGGTCACGTAGTTATCCCACGCGGCGATGACCGTGCCCGTCAGAGGGTTGATGCGGTGGTACAAACCGAGATCAAGTGCGCGGGAAAGTGCAACCTGACCAGCGCCGGCAAGCTGCGTGAGGACGTTGAGCTGGTAGTCCTCATCGGCCCACTTGACTTCCTGGTTGAACCGCATTGTTACTTGGGCCTTGTGCGGCTTCGAGGTAACACTGCCGAACGCTCCCGAAGTGGACGCCTTGTCTGCGCCTTCCTCAACGAACTCTGCCTTCGGGAAGTCATTGAATGTGATGTAGTCCGTCTTGCCGAAGCGCTGCGGCTCGGAGCCCGAAAGCTTGGCTACGGTGGAGAGGGTGCGGGTCTGCTGAATCATGCCATCAGCGATATTGCGCGGAAGCAGAACCTGAGCATCTGCTGTGCCGAAAACGGCCATGGTATAGCCTTTCTAGTCTTTGCCGAACAGCTTGCGAGCGAACTCGAGGTCAGAACTGCCCGGTACTTTGTCTGGGGTTAGCTCCTGCCCGGGTATGACCGGGGCAGATGGCTTGAGTAGTGCGGCGAGCTGGTCAGCGTGCGCTTCCAGCTCTTCACGGGTAGTCCCGCGCAGAGCGTCAGCAGGAACGTTCTTGTCCTTCGCGACTGCCGAAAGAAGCGATGCGCGCTCCTTCTCCGTCTCGAAAGCCTGCAGCTTCGTGGCAAGATCGGTCCGCTCTGAATCCGCCGCGGTGAATTTACCCGTCAGCTCATCAAGTGCGGACTTGTTGCCCTTAGCGCGTTCCTCCCACTTGCGAGCCTCAGCTTTCCAGTCGATCTCCTGTGCAGGAGGCGCGGCGGGTGGTGCGGGCGTCGGCGTAGGCGCCGGCGTAACTTCCGGTGCCGGCGTGGGTTGTGCTGGTGCTTCGCTCATCTTTGTGTTCCTCCCGTGCGGGATAAATCAGCACCGTGCGGCGCTGGTGGTCTAGTGGGTGTGGACGCCGTCGTTGACAGCGTCCGGGTGCAGCCGCCGGAAAGCAGCCGCAATGTCCTTCACGTCATTCGAGCCAGCCTCATTACGGGCTGACTGGTACATGTCGTAGTAGTTATCCGGCAGGTAGCCGGGTGGGTAGTCAGCGCTGGAACCGATCCGGACAGCCTGGCAGTCACAATCACCGTGGTAGTCCTCGCCGCTCTTGTCCTTCTTGGCTGACCGCTCGGAAACGTACACAGCATCACGGGACGCCAGAATCAGACACCATGTGCAGGTCTTCGCCCCCGTTGGTACGCGAGCCCAAGCCACACCCTCGCGATTAGCGTTGAGGGCCATAGTGGCCCGGCCTGGCTGCTTCACGTACTTATCGGCAGCAGTCAGCAACGGGCCTATGATCGCCTCAGGGGTTGGGGTCCAAAGGTGCTTAGCTAGGTAACGAACTTTCGATTCAACCGCTTCCGCCGGAACGTTAGCCGCAAGCGCCATCCGGAACCGCCCCACGGCTCCATCGGCGGCGCGTTGTTCCTGGTACCACTCCGCAGCAATCGAGGCCGCCACAGAGCCATACTGGGCCGTCAGCACAGGCATGAACTCCAACAGGGCATCACGAACTAACTCGGGCTTGGTGAAGTCCAGCGACCGCACGAATGCCTCAATAGTGTCCTTCACCCGCGCAGAGATCTCGCTGTTGGCGGCACGGAACTGCTCAATATCCTCCCGTGCCACCATTCAGTTATTCCCCCTCAGCGCGTATCGTGATCGGCTGGCCCGGAATGAACTTCACATTCTCCAGGCCAACGATGGCCGCTGCGGCATCAGCATCCACACCAGCACGCCGGAGCGTACCCAGCGCGGCAGCCTTCAAGTTCAGCACCTCAGCCTCAGCCTTAGCCGAATCATCCCGGACGCCAGCGCCGGCCGAGCCAAGCAGCTGCCCGATCAAGCCGCCTGCCTGGGTTAGCTTCCGCTCGTCTTGGATGCGCTCAACCTGGTCATCATCGAAGACCGTCTCAAGCAGCACAGGCGAGCTCTTCAGATCCTCATTGGCACCAGCCAGCTTCACATACGCGTCAGCGTTGGCCGACGTCGAACGGAACTCCGGATCCGCAAACCTGGCCGACAACTTCCACGACTCCGCAGAAGGCTCAGTCAGCCCATCACGAACCATGACCGCCAGCCGCGCAATGTTCGCAACAGCGTTACTCAGCACGTACTTGTTCTGGTACGTCACATCAATCAGAAGGTCATGCTCAGCAGCCCTGATAGCCTCAGCACTTGCAGGGTTGTCATGGATGACACCCAACGAGTTCAACGGGATCCCCGTCTCACCAGAGAACGCCGAAGCCACCGTCCGCAGCATGTCGCTGTGGGGCGTCATCGTCGCCTGCTGCAACTGCTTGATACTCGGCGCATTACCGTCAGCATCACGAGTCAAAGCAATCAGCCGATCCATCGCCAGCTTGAACTTCTTCGACTCTGAAACCTCGCCGAACGAATCCGGGTCGATGCCCTCGATGGCAAGCTGCGGGGAGCTGTAAAACTCCGCGTTACCTTCCATCCGGACATAAGCGCGGACAGCCATGTCACACAAAGCCATCACTGGCTGAGTGATCCTCGAACGGCCAAACGGCTTCGTCAATTGCGGATCGTAAGTCAGTGGCTCCACAAGGGTCCGGCGGATCTTGTTCTCGATCCGCTCGGCCCGCCAGCGCCCAAGTGCGTTACGGGCACAGCGAAGGACCACGTCCGGTAGGTACACAATGAACTCGGAAGGCTTGTCTTCCTTGAAAGCGGAGATCGTCAGGGCAGCGCTGATACGCCGGCGACGACGATCCCACAGTGCCGAGGACGTCTCAGCGGAGTGCGACTGGATTTGCACATCAGGTTCGCCCTCGTCACCCTTGGCAACGGTCACGAAAGCCGGGCCATGCTTGTAGGCCGACACAATGCCCTGCGACAGCTCCAACCCAAAGTTGTTCTCCGTGAGCGTTCGCCCCAAGCCCAAAGGATCTTCGGAGCCAGGCAGCCGCAACCCCTCGAACTGCGAACGAATCGCAGCCTTCCGGACAGCCATCGTTCCCCAGCCCAGATAGAACTTCGCGTTCTTCAACTGCGGCGGGAGCATCAGGTTGAGATCCTTGAATGCCTGCTCACCGTCGTAGTACAGCGAACGCTTCAGGTTCTTATCTCGGCGGGCACTCCACTCAGCAAGCAGGCTCCGGATTTTGGACTGCTCATCATCGGTCGCGTTGTCAATCCGCAGGCCAGTAATGTCAGTGGCGGTCCATGCACTCACAGGAAACCCGCCTTTCTGCCTGGTCGGCGTCTCGTCGTCTTTACGCCCCAATGGGCAAGGGTCACAGCATCCAGCAAAACCACACGCTCGCCTTCCGGAGCGGCCCAGCCGAAGCCGCCAGTCGCGCCGATCTTCCGCTTCTCAGCAGTCTTGACTTGATCGTCCAAGTCCTTCTGGCCGAGATGGGACAATTCCTTGTCCTGGGACACGATGGCCGCCTCAAGCATTGAATGAGCCGCGACCACCTGATCAGTCCCAGGAGTCCAGATAACCGACTTCGGAACGCCACCCTCAATGAGTGCATTCACGAGATAACCAACACCGGACTTACCATCAACGACGATCTGCGCGGCACGCTCATGACGTTCCAGCAGCCAATCCACAAGCCAGCGCGTGCCGTCCGCCATTGAAGACATCTTGATGCCCTCAACATGGACAGCCCCGGCATCCGGCCGGCGTGCAGCCGCAAGGGCAACAGCAGAACCATCAATCGCGAACTTCACCGCGAACACCTGGCGGCTATCATCATCAGGAACGGCGTCCTGGCGGATCTTCAAACCGTTCCACGCGTTGACGTTGATGGCCTTCTTGGAAAGAGCTTCCTCGTCCCACTCGCCATAAGCCTCGCGACGGTAGCTCTCATCTGAGCCCAGAAGCTTACGCATGCGCTGAATTGCCGCGTCACTGGTCCGGTGAGGATAGGACGGGTTGGCCTTAGCCAGCTGCTTACGGTCGTCCAGATTCGCGCCCTTATCGGCGGAGAACTCGATGTAGAGCGTGTCAGGATCCCCGCTCAGGGCGGCCTGCCGGACGTTCGTGAACACCTCGCCGGGGTCCTTAGGCCGCGGCGGGGTGCCCATCATGAACACAAGACCATTCGGTGCCGCGTTCGTCGCCGGCACCATATCCGACATCGCATCAGCAGTGAGGATCTGGGCCTCATCCAAAACAAGGATGTCAACCTCATCGAAGCCACGGCCAAAACCAGACTCACGGGCGCCGAACAAGATCCGAGACCCGTTCTTGAACATGATCTCTTGCTCACCGTTAGTCGCCCGAACGTTCTCGATGTACGGGGCGATCTTCGGCTTGCGAGACATGCCCTGCATCTTCTTGAACGTCTCGTTGTGAGTCCTGGTCCGGTGAGCCGTCCAGATCACAGTCAGATTCGGGAAGAGAGTGCAAAGAGCGAAAACGATAGCGGCAATCAGATACGTCTTACCGACCTGCCGAGGAATGGAAAGAACCACACCACCGATACCGGCCGCGTAGAGTCCATCCTCACGCTTAGCCAACGCCAAGCGTGCGGCGCCGTCTTGCCAGGGATCCATAGGCATGCCCATGGCCTTAGCCCTGTCACGCACAGGCGGGAACCCAGTCGAGACAATCCCAGTTGGCCGGCAAATATGCCGCGCAACCTCAGATAGCTTCCTCTGACCACTCTTCGTCGGCGGAGATGTCACTCTCTCGTTCCTCCTCGAGCTTCTGACGCCTCAGAGCATCAATCTCCTTGCTGATCTCAATCTGGCGACGAGACAAAGCAGCAAGGTCGCGAGGGGAGGTGTTCTCGTTATCCAAAGCACGGGCAATAACACGACGCATAGCGGTCAACTCAGCAACCCGGTCGCCAGACTCAGCTGCCTCAAGAACCGTCTTAGGCTCAACCCGCTCGGCCTTTTCATCAGGGCCCACGGCACGTATATGGCTCTTGGACATGCCGCCACCTCCTGACAGGCTGTGTGGAAAAAACGCGGGGAGAGATCGCTATGCAGGGTGGGGCTAGGCCGGGGGTGGGGGTGGGGGCATACCCCCTGGGGGGCTGTGGATAACCCCTATCCGAGAGTGCGACTACCAGTTTGTGCCGGTTTCGAGCTCTACGGTGTTGACAATTGGCCTTGGCTTCTTGCGGTTTAGGAGCCCGCCAAGTTGTTGGTTGCATTGTCGGCAGATGGTTCGTGTGTTTTCGAACGTGTCTGGCCCGCCTTTAGTCCAAGGGATGATGTGGTCTGGCTCTGGGCTGTTGGGTCGGCGTGTGTAAACCCAGTCCAGGCCGATGCCACAGCGTGGGCACTTGGTTAGGCCGGCGTCTCGGTCGTGGTCGAGCCTCTGCTTGCGTACTCGTTGCCATTGGGCTGTGCCTGTCCTACTGCTGGCCATGGCCTAGTAAGTGACAAGTGCAAATGCTCTGCCAAGCTCAGCTACCTGCTTGCCGGCGTTGGCCATGGTGGCTGGCGTGTCCAGGACCACGCGGATCTCGTTGCTGCGAGTAGCTTGTTTGGCCTTGACCACGAGATCGAAGTCAATAGTGCCAATCTCAGTGGGTTCACCATCGGCCATCTGGATGAGTACCTTGGCTTCCATAGAGGCTCCTATCGCGTTGGTGTCAGGCCCCGCCGTGGTGCACCGTGACGGGGTCCGACGATGCCGCTCTCGTAACCCGGGGACGGCGCCGGGGTGTGGTGATCTACTTTGCTAGGCCGCGTTCTCTATTGTTGGTCGGCATGCGTTTCGATCAGTGGGCTGGCAGGAATCGAACCTGCGGGTGGGTAGCACCCTGGCCGTTCAGCCCCGCCGGCGTCGTCACGACGAGCGGCGGTGCGCTTGACCCTGCGCGGGAGATGCTGACCTCCTGGGGTAAGAGGGCAAACAAAAAGCCGGAGACGCTTGTGCGTTCCGGCTTGGTTTTTCCGAGACTTGTGACCTCGACAGGACTTAGCTTAATTCACTCGTGCCACTCCTGCAACATCTGTCCCGGGTGTGTTGAGTGCGACGGCTCGGAGCCATTTGAGTTCGTCGCCTGTCCATTCAGCTTGGCAGTTGTCGCAGTTGGCTTTCCACTGGGATGGTGGCGCTACTGTCTCGGTGTCGTCGTCCCAGTAGTGGATGGCCAGGCATTGGTCTCGTTCGGGTCCGTGGAACCGTTGTCCGCAGGATGGGCATGGGATTGATGGGCGCCATGGTGGGCGTTTGGATACGAGCAGTTCGCGGATGTCGCTAACCCATTGGGCGGATATGCCCTCAAGGTAGGGCTGCCATTCGGTTGCGGTTGCGATGGACCAAGCGCGCAGAAGATCCACCAGCCCGCCTTGGTATTCGAGGCTGGTCATTTCGTATTGGTTGGCGAGTGCTTCGGCTTTGATGTCGTTCTCAAGCTTGACGGCTTTGTGGTTGACGATCATGCCTGCCCCGCCTGTTCCGCCTCCTTGCGCGCCCATGTTGGATCCGCATGCGGCCCGGAGTTCAGCTAGGAGTGGTGGTGCTTGGTGGAATGATCCGTCATCGGCCATGGTCATGTGTTCGTTGATGAGCTGGTGGATGTTGTCTTTCAGGCTCATGCCATACCTCCGAGGTCTAGTACTTCTTGTGAGCAGCGTTTGGCGATAATTTCGCAGTAGCGTTCCTCGAGTTCCACGCCTATGGCTTTGCGTCCGAGTAGCTTGGCGGCGACAAGTGTTGAACCGCTGCCGGCGAATGGATCCGCGATTGATCCTTCTGGGCACTTAGCGATGAGATCCCGCATGAGTGGGATGGGTTTCTGGTGTGGGTGTTCGCGTCCGTTGCGGCTCATGGACTGCACGGGCGCGTAGGTGAGGACGTCGGTGGTTCGTTTGCCGCTGAAACCGCTGCCAATGACGTAGACCTCTTGGTGTGCTGGCTTCCAGGGGAGGTCCATTGCTCCCATGCCGAGCGCTCCTTTGGTGTCCCATACCAGCAGTTGACGGGTGCTAGCTGGCCGCGGGATGCGCCATGTGCCGAAGATCAGCATAGGCGCGTCAGTTCCTCGAGGATGACGGCGTTGGAACATGGTTATGGCGTAGTCGCGAAGTGAGGTGTCCTTGTCGCCGGCGATTGATTTTGCCAAGGTGTCGCGTCGTGCGCCGCTGTTGTAATCGACGCCGTATGGAACATCGCTCACCATGACATCAGCGTCCATCCATGCGTGATTCTCTTCGCATTTTCCGTGGTACAGGGTGACGTGGTCGTCTTGGTAATAGGGCTTCACGCGTCGGCTCCTGCTTGGGTGATAGTGATGAGGACGCCGGGGTTGCCGTGGTAGGTTTTGGCGGCGTGGAAGCTGACTATGCGGGCGTCGTCCACTATGACTCCGGGGATGACGGTTTTGGTCTTCTTGTGCTTGGTGGTGCTGAGTGAGTCAAAGACGGCGCGGGTCAACTTATCGAGGTCTGGTTTGACGGCTGGGAGTGGCCATCGGGGGCGCTGTGGTGGCTTGAGCTGGAATACCAGCGAGACGGTGATTGGTCCATCGAGTGGTTCGCCCTCATGCTTGGCTAGGGTCGCTTTACGGATGGCAAGGCGCCATGAGGCAAGGTCCGGTTTCACGCCGACGATCCGGCCGCGCCAGAGCTCAACTGAGCCTTGCGGGACGGGTGTTCCCGGGACGAATACGTGGATCATTTCAGGTCCTCCCAGAGTGAGCGTGCGAAGACTTGTTCTTGCCATGCTTCGAGCCTGCCGAATCCGAATGCGTCCATGAGGGGTTGGAAGGTTTCGCGGACTGCCTTGCCTATGGACGTCCCGAAGTGGCCGAACGTGTTCTCATGGGCTTGTTCGCGTTCGACGGCGCGGAACTGGTCCGGGTAGGTTGCGTGGACGCTGCAGGGCTGGCAGGTGTAGACCCAGCGTGCTTTGCCTTCTTTGCGGATCATTGGTTGTCTTCTTTCTCGGCGAGGATGAGCTCTGCCTACCTTATCGAAATGGAAGCTGCCGCGGTTGATCACGCGGACGGTATCGCCAAGACGGAACTTCATGGCGCTCATTTGCGGAGCTCGGCGAGGTTGCGGGTGAGGTCCAGGGATGCGCGTCGTAGGGCGCCTGTCTCTGCTGAGCCCCAACTTTGGTCGCCCGGCTGCGGACCTACTGTGGTCGCATCGTCGCCGTACCTGTCGCGGAACCGGCCTTGCTGCTCTGCCACCTCTTCGTTGATCCGTGTTAGGGCCGCGTCTGCTGCTCGGATGAATCGTTGCGCTTCGGTGCGCGCTGCTTCGATCTTGGATCGGGTCATGGTCATTGCGTTCTCCTTGGGTATGGCTAAGCCCCAGCGTTTGCCGGGGCTTCGGGTTCTGTTATGGGTTCGTGTTCGGTTGGTGGTTCGTAGTGTTTGCCGATCATGTCCCGGGGTCTGATGCCGGCTAGGAAGTCGGCTTTGCAGCATCGGCAAGCATGTGACGGCTCTCCAACATGGTCCGGGCAGGGTGGCGGCTTGGGCATAAGCTGCTTGGTTTCTGCTGGCCAGAATCGTTGGTCGATGAAGATGGCGCCGGGTGTTTCGACTTTGTGGTCACGGGCTGCGTTGACTGCGGCCACCGTGATGTCAGCGAACGGGGCGGGGTGTTGCGCGTTTTTCTCTAGGAGTTTGAGCATTGCCGGGGTTGACCAGCGTGGCCTGATTTCGTGGAGTAGGTTGGCCAGCGCTTTGGCCTGGTTTTCGGTGATCACATTTGGGTCCTTCCTTCAATCAGATGTCCCGGTGGCTCGCGTAACTTAAGCCGACGATTGATTGAGAACTTTCACCCTCTTCCTTAAAAGCCAGCCACAAACAAAAGGTGAGATAGGCACTTAGGTGAGTAGCTATATAGGTGTTGGTGTTGGTGCTTATTTTTGGTTACACGTTTGCTATCGGTTTGCTATAGCGTTTTGTAAGCGGCCGCTTACAGTTCCGCTTATCCCGCTTATGCGCCATCCGGGACGCTGACACACAGTTCGCAGTCCTCTTTGAACACTCCACGGTCAACGTGCCAGCGTTTGTGGGACGACTCCTTGCCGCCCCTGGTTCCGCGTTCCCTCTTGTCTTGCCGGCGTTGCGCTATCTCCACTTTCGAGGGCTGGTGACTCAAATAGTCGTGCAGTTGGTACCCGCCCTCGATCTCTTCGACCAGACCCGCTGCGATGAGTTCCCGGCCTGTTTTGATGCCGCGCATGTTCAGTTCGTGCTTGCTGAACTTCCCGTCGCTGGTCGCTTCGTTGCAGTCCGCTATGAGCTCGACGTGCAGCCGGAACGCTTTATCGCTTAGGGTGCGGATCTTGCGGTGGCGCGGGTACTCATTCGTGAGGGTGAAATACGGGCGGGTGTCCTTCGCCACGGCTACTCCTTTCTTGGTGGTTCGTTCATGCCAGAACGCGCTCAGCTACGTAGCGGACGACGGGGACGCTGACGGCGTTACCGCATTGTTTGTAGCGCTGGGTGTCGCTGCCTACTGTCCAGCCGTCCGGGAATCCCTGCAGGCGTTCGAACTCGGTAGGCGTGAGACGTCGTATGGTGGATTCGATCTGGATCTTCGGCACCTCAGCCCCGCCCGTGGATGCTCCGCCGGTGGAGATCGTGGGAGACAGCCCGGACGGGTCATAAAGGCGTTGGGACTGGCTGCGGGCGCCCGTGAGTTCCAGGATGGTCATTCCACTGTGGTTGCCGCCTGAGTTGCCGCCTGCGGTGAGTGTGCGAGCAACTGCGGTTTCTGTTGACTTGCCGACTGTTGAATACGGGTTACCCGGTCGTGGGGCAGGAAATACTTGGGGTCGGGGTGTTCCTCCAAGATTTCCGACAAGGTACACGCGTTCTCTTGACTGGGGGACGCCGTAATCCTTGCTGTTGAGTACCTGCCACTGGACGTCATACCCCAGTTCATCAAGGGCCCGGAGGATGGTTCTGAAAGTTTGCCCCCCCTTGTGGCTGAGGAGTCCTTTGACGTTTTCGAGGATGAAGTACCGGGGTTGTTTGATGGCGAGGACTCGGGCGATGTCGAAGAAGAGGGTTCCGCGGGTGTCTTCGAAGCCCAGTCGTTTTCCTCCGATACTGAACGCCTGGCAGGGAAATCCACCAACGAGAAGATGGAAGTCTGGAAGCGCATGGGGGTCGATTGTGGTTGCGTCGCCGTAGTTGTCATGGGTGAAGTGCTCCTTGTATGTGGTGATGGCGTGCTTGTCGATTTCGGAGTAGCCGACGCATTCGGGCTCGACCCCGAGGATGTGGCAGGCCTGCTCTATGCCGAGTTCGAAGCCGCCGATTCCGGAGAACATGGAGAAGTAACGGACGGTCATGCTGCTCTCCTGTGTGTTCGTTGTCCGCCCCAGTGGTCGCTGCGTCCGATGCGTAGGGTGCGGATGTGTTCGGCGCGTTGTGCTGGGGTCCATGCGGTGCCTGGGAAGTGGCGTTCGATGGTTTCGTGGGTGGTGCCGATGGTGCGGCTGATCTCGGCGTGTGACCATCCGTCGCTGAGTGCTTCTTCGATGGCGGCGCGTTTTTCGGGGGTTAGCATCCTTGGGTGTGTGATGCCGAGTTGTTTGCGGATTTGGTTGATGGAGCTGGTTGAGCATTCGAGGGTGTGGGCGATTTGTTCGGCGGTGTGGCCGGCTTGGGTGAGGTCGCGGACTTTGTTGCGGTCGATCTCTTTGCGTCGTCCGGAGCCTGGGTGTGGGGTGCTGCGTCGGCTCATGGGGTGGGCTTCGAGTGCTGCTTGTTCGAGTCGTTGGTTGGTCATCGTTCTTCCTTGGGGTAGTTGAATGGGCGTTTGGCGCGGTTGCGCGTTGTCGTTGTGCGCGCATGACGTTGTTGATGGCTTGGTCTTCGGTGGGGCGGCGGACTGTGCGGCGTGCTCGTTCGTTGGCTTCGTCTTGTTTGTCGGCGATGACGTGGTGTTCGCAACCGTGGTTGAGACAGAGTCCGTGTGGGCCCCGGCATAGGAAGCAGCAGGCGGTGGACGTCGCCCGGGTCATGCGTTTCCCTCTGCCTTCTCCTTGGCGTAGGTCGGGCACTCGTGCGAGTCACAGTGACCCCAGCGCCCGCCCCAGTGCCCGTTACCGTCTGGGCAGAGTCCGATGTCATTCCGGTGCCAGTCGATGTCATGCGCGCCCGTGTCCCCTTTGAGCTCGGAGGCCAGGCCATGCAGGACGGACTTGGCGCCACGCCCGTCAAAGTCGGACCAGTCGCCGCGCAATGCGTCACCGTACTCGATCAGGACTTGGGCGATGACAGTCTCATTGCTCACGCGGCTACCTCCTTGGGGATGAGTGCTTCGACGTTCGCGGGGTTGTAGCCGCCCCAGTGTTCGCCGTTGCGGGTGTAGACGACGGGGACTTGCATATAGTCGAGTCCGGCCACGAACTCATAGGCTGCAGGGTCCTGGCTGACGTCTACTTTGTGGAAGGTGATGTTGTGCTTATCGAATTTCCGGACTGTGGCGTCGCATTGGACGCAGCTTGGTTTGGAGAAGAGGATTGCAGGGACTTGGTGCTGGGCGATGAGTTGCTGTGCGATGTTCAATGTGGTCCTTTCGGTGCGGCGCCCGGCTGTGATGACCGGGCGCCGCGGGGCATAAGAAAGGCCCGTCTATGCGGGCCTGATGTGGTGGTGTGGTGCTTAGAAGGGCGGGGAGGTTTCCGCGCCCCATGTTCCGTTGGGTGGTTGAGTTCCGAAACCGCCGCCTTGGTCGTAGCTGGGCTCTTGGTTCTGGCCGGCGAGTTTCTGCCGGTCTTTGTGGCTGGTGAGGACTTCCACGGCGGATGCTTTGACGTCGAGGCTGTACCCGCTGCCGTTCTTGCCGTCGTATTCGCGGAGGTAGAACTGGCCGTAGACCTTGACCCGGACGCCACTGAGTAGCTGGTCGGCGAGGAATTCGGCGATGCTGCCCCAGAGCTCGACGTTGAACCATTGCTCAGCGACTTTCTCCCAGCCGCCGCTGCCGTCCTTCTTGGATTTGGTGTCACAGACCCGGAAGTTAAGGACTGGGGATCCGCCGCGGGTGAAGCTGATCTTGGAGTCGGCTCCGAGGTTGCCAGTGAATACAATGTCAGCCATCCGGGTTGGCCTCCTTTGCGATGGGGGTCAAGGTTTCGATCCATTGGGCGGCGACGTCAGGGTTGATGTAGAGGTGTGTGTACTGTGCGCCTATTCCGTCCATGCGGAGTTGGTGTCCGATGCGTGGGGTGTGGTTGCCGGTTGCTTCGATGGGGCCGGCCATGATCGTGACATCGATCATTCCGGCTTGCTCTGGTGTCTTGCTCATTCGGTGGGCTCCTGGTGGTTGTCTTCTCGGACTGCTGCGAGGATTTTTTGTGCGTCTTCGGGGCTGATTTTGTTGGGGTGTTCCCATGTGGTGCCGATGACTTGCCCGGCGGTGGCGAGCATTGCTTTGCCGTCGCCTTCGTACCCGGCGGAGGTGAGTGCGTTGGTGATTGCTTGCCATTGGGCCCGCCACGGTTCCGTCTGCGGTTCAGCGAGGACGTCAACGTGGTGCTGCTTCACCTTCTTTTGGCTGATGCGGACGGGGATGGTGAAGTCAGCGGCGATGTGTGACATGGCGATGACTTCCACGCCACCCACTTTTTCGCCGGCGTAGATCACTTCCGGGTTGTTGACCAGCTTCACGAGTCGTCCAACCCATGCGTCCGACTCGACACCCCATGCGTGGGCAATAACCCGCAGCATCCCCTTGGACGGCTTCCACGGCCTGCCCTTCATGCCGACAAGGTCCACGATGACCTGCTTGGCCGCGTCACCTTGGCGCACAGCTTCGATGGTCGCCACAATGGGCGCGCCGGACAGATCAGATGCATTCAACTGGTCCGACTTGGCGACCAGTGCTTTCGAGATGTCCATTAGAAGGTGATCTCCAGTTCGGGGAAGTGGATGACGCGTTCGGTGTCTGGCATGCCGTCGGTCATTTCGAGGTAGTCGCTGACCATGTTTTGGATGATGGTTTCCGCTTGGTCAGCCGCGTCACAGATGGCGGCGTGCCATGCGGGATCCGGGTAGACACGCTGGGTCCAGAGCTTCATGCCGCCGCAATAGCTGGCGTAGTCGATCCAGGGGCGGCCGGTGACAAGCAAGCCCGTTTGTAGTTGGGCAATGTTCTCGCCGGGCACTTCGTCTGCGAGGACGGTTTTGAGTTGGATCTTCTGGGTGCGGGACTTGATTTCGATAAGCCCGTCTTCGCCGACCAAACCATCTGGTGAGTAGCCGATCTTGAAGCCGTCGAACTCGCGGATCATGAATCCTAGTTCAGTGACCTTGGCGTAGTGCGTGGAGTAGGAGTCTCGGGCGTGGGGTTCGTCGAGTTGGCCGCGTTCCATGGCCCGGGACTGCACGGTGGGTTCGACGTGCCCGGTTATGCGTTCGGCGGCGAGGGTCATGATGAGGCCGAGCGCGGTTTCGCTGGTGAGGTCTGCGGCGATTACGCGGTCCAGTTCGCGGGCTGCGGCTGCCCGGGCTGGGTGGAGTGTCTTGATCGGGTCCGGCGTGCGTTTGCCAAGGCAGGCCCCGTTTGGTGTGGCGCCGCATTCGGGGCAGTCAGTTTCAAGTGCGGTTGGTTGGCGGGATGAAACAAGCTGGCCGATGACTGAGGCGGTGAGGATGCCGCATCGTGCTTGCAGCCATTCGTCACTTCCTTGTTCGAGGTCGGGGTAAGTATGGAGTGTCATTGTTCTCCTTGTGTTTCTGGGCATGAAAAAGACCCCATATCGGGGCCGTGGATTTTGCATTCGGGGTTGGTTGGTCTGGGTGTTCTTGGGTCGTACCGGCTGGGAGGGCATTCGCAGTACCGGTTGGTTTGTCGTTGCCAGAAGGTGCCGCCCATCCCGGGGAGCAGGTCAGGCATCTTGGTAGGTGATGGTGTAGTGGTCGCCGTTTGGTGCGTCGAAGCGGAGTGTCATTCCTTCCCGTTCGTAGCGTTGTTTGTTTTCCTTGAGCCGTGCGATGCGTTCCGTGATGGCTTGTTCGGCGGTGATGTAGTGGTCCACGAACTCGTGTGTTGATTCGGTCGTGACTACTGCTTTGTGGCGTGGTTTGTCGTGCCGTGGGGGTGGTGGTGGTCCTTGGCGTGCTACCCCGATAGTCCAGGTTGCAGGCAGGTCGTCATGGCCGCTCATGCTTCACCTCCGAGCGCGGCCACAACAGCGGACACCGTCGCGCACGGCCAGCCTTCATTGCCGGGTTGCTCCCAGTCGCAGACGCGGCATCCACGAATCGGGCGACCGTCCAGGCGCTCAGGCTTGTGCAGCGCTATCACGGCTTGTACGGCGGCGAGTAGGCGGGCCTGATCCGTGGGAGCATTCGCGATGAAGTCCGCGTTCCGGATGCCTTGTGGTTCCCGCTTGGCCAGATGTGGGGCTGCCCGGGCAATCCGCAGGCTGCGAGGATCGTCATATCCCTCTTCCACATCGCGAGGATCTGGCTCGTTGGTTATGACGTCGCCATACTCGCGAAACCATGGTCCTGGTGTTGCGGCGTTGAGTCGGTTCTGGATGGGTTCAAGCAGGGCAGCGATACGATCCGCGGTCATGGTGTCGTCTCCTTCAAGATGGATTCCAGGGCTTCGATGAGCGCCGGGAGGTGTTCGGCGCGGACGGCCACGTGTATCTTCTCCCCCGTGTGGCCGTCCTGTACCGCCAAGACAGCCCCGAGCAATCCTCCGCTGACCTCTAGTTCGTCGCCGTCAAGGTCCTTGTGGGTGAACGGGACACTCATCAGTCTTCGTCCTCCACCATGTGCCCGGATTCCAGCATGACGGCCAGGACTGATGCGTCGTTGCGGTGGATCAGTTCGTTGTAAACGCCATCCATGTTGTCCGGCATGGCTTCGAGGGCCTTAGCCGCGTAGAAGCCGTAGCCGTCCGGGTAGGTGACTTTGATGCTGAGCGGGACCTTGACGCCGTTCGTTGCTGTCACGTCGATGTCGAATCTGAGTTCGGCCTGCTTGGTGTTTTCAGTTGCTTCAGTGCTCATTTGTTGGGCTCTTTCTCTTCGGTCGTGAGGATTGTTGCAAGTTCAACTTGCAAGGGATTGCGGGCTTTGGCTGCAAGGTGCGGCGGGAGTTGGGTGGCAGCTTCCTCCGCGGTCATCAGCCGGGGTCCACATCATGAGTCCGCTTGTAGAAGGCCTCAGTGAAGTGGCAGCGAGAATCATCGGTTGGCTTAATTTCGAACCAATGCCCGTGATAGTCGTTTCCGTCTTCATCGCAGCCCCAAGAGTCGCCATGCCGGGAGCAGTGCTTGATGTTGCCCTTGTAGATGTAGTGACGCTCGAAGATTTGCAGTTCGAACCCGATAGGCGCTTCTCCGAGGATGCGGTCTACTTCTTCGTCCACCATGGCGCGGTCTAGGTTGTGGCCTTGGAAGAGTGCGGCACCTTCACCTTCGAACGTGTGGATGTAGGTCGGGTACTTTGGCTTACTCATGACGCTTCCTTTCGTTCTGGTTGTTGGTCGCCGCTGATGGGGTATTCGCATCCGGTCGCGGTGGTGGCGAGTGCTTGGTACCAGTACGCGGGAAGGTTCAGGTCAGCAGAAGCCCAACCATTCGGCGGCATACCCTCAGCCGGACGCTGACCAACATGCGGGGCCCGGCGAGGATTCCGGATCATGTCTGGGCCTTGATCAATGCCAGAAGCGGCGCCGAGTATGGGCTGACCGGCTGGGCAAAAGGCTTACCGTCATCCGCGTCATTGCAGGCCCGGACGCCAGCGCTAAGCCCTTCGCCAAAGGCTGCGTTTGCCAGCGCAAGACCGGCCCGCGTGCTCAGCAAGTCGTCCATCGTGGCAGCAGATAGCTTGTGGGCTTGTTCATCCTGCTGGCTCATAGCTCCCCTTTTCTGGCGGAATCCGCATCATCTTCGTACCGGGTCTGGGTTTCCTCTTCGATGGCGTCCCAGTCCTCAGCCCCGGCAGGTTCCAGGCGGGCGTCATGCCGTGTCGCCTTGCCAAACTCGATGCAACCGACGACACACACAACGACAAACGCGAGCACATAGAAACAATCAAGGCTCATGACCTTGCCTCTTCCTTCTTCTTCGTCCAGAGCTTCAGTGCGCTGTGATTGCGGCTAGGGGTTGTCGACTTCACATACCGGCCGTCAACGCCTTCGATGTAGCCCAAGCTCCGGGCCTTCGTGAACGCCGTCCCAGGCCAATGCGAATCATCCGGCTCACGCATCTCCCGGCGCAGATCATCAGCCGTGAACGTCTCCTGCTTCTCGGCAATCCCGATGATGGTTGCGACCGCGTCCTCCAGCCACGCATCCTTATCCTGCTCAAGAACAGCGGCCTTCATGGCTGCACCTCGTACAGCACTGTCACCGGCAAAGCGATCTCAGTGACCGGCACGAACCACTTACAACCAGGCGTAGACCACTGCACATGCTCAGCGTCACCCCACCGCTCAAGCACATGGCCCTCCGCGTCACGGATCACGGCTTCGAACGGGAGAGCGTTCAATTCCTCGGCGGTAGTCACGGTGCGGGGTTTTCGGTAGCCAGCGGTAAGGGCAGCATGGGCAAGCAGCTCGAAAGATGCCATCCCCTCATTGAGGTCATAAGCGCGTTCGATCACAGTGGCTAGCTCGTCACGCTCGACATTCTGTATAGTCGTCATTGAAGTTCTCCTTGATATGGGTTTTGCTGAAGGCGGTCACCGGGCATGGTGGCCGCCTTCCTCTGTTCTGCGGCTTCGATGTTGCGGATTGCTTGCTTAGGTGTTGGATCCGAATGGGTGAGGATGCGTTCAAGGTCAAGGTCCGTCATGCGGGCCTGCCTCTTACACAGCCGGGACGCAAGACGCTGCGCCTTGCTGCGGCCAATCTCGTGTCCATGAGCCTCCGCATACTCACGGATCCGCTTCTCATAGCCGGTCGTCGTCATGATTTCGGGCATAGTTGCAACCTTTCAAAGGTGTTAGGCGAACGCTTCGATCCACTCGAGGTCGAGGGAGGTCTTGCCTTCGAACGCCTGCCTGAATGCTTCAGCCAGGTCCAAGCCATCTGCCGATCCCGCAAGCTCGGCGTACCGGCCTTGATGAACATGGGTTTCGAGTAGGCATTGCTGCTGTTGGATGTCAGCGATGTGTTCCGCGAGCTCGTGATCTAGAAGGAACCACTCGCCTTGGTCCCGCTTACTGGCGAACGTCCGGTGGAGTTCGCGTTCCTTCGCCACGTTCCCGGGGACGTAAGTGATGAGCATGGGGCTGCCAACCCAAATGGATGGGCGGATTGCCTTGCCCCCGCGTTGCAGCTGGCCGCAGCGGCTCTCCGGGTTGATGCTCGTGCCGATCTTCACGAAGGACCCGCATTGGATGTAGTAGATGAACGGGCCAAGCTCCGGAAATACCGAAAGTGGAGCGGGGCCATTGATCCGCATACTTGCTGCGGCTACTTCGAGGGCGTCTTGCGTCGGTGCTTGCAGTGTTTCGGGCATGCCGATTGGACCCTTTCTTCGTCAGTGGCGAACCTCTGAGCGGGGGCGATCTGGTTTGGTGCTGGGGTGTTTGCCCTGAATCGGGCGAGGGCGCCGGCGCTATGCGCTGCAGCGGGGTCTAGCGGGAGGGTGATTCGGCTGGAAGTGAGTCCAGCCACTCGGCGAGATCATCGTGTCTGATGACGCCTTTGGAGTTCGCGTATCGGGCGGCCAGGTTGCCGTCCGCTACTTGCTGCTTGAGGGTTCGTACGCTGTAGCCACTTTGCTCAGCTGCCTCTTCGAATGTGTAGGCGAGTTTCTGGCTCATTCTGCGTCATCCTCTTCGATGAGTGCTGAGGGCCGGACTTGGAGGGCGGTGGCGATGGCTCCGAGTTCGCAGACTGTGAGGCTGCGGTGTCCTTTGATGCCGCCTTCGATGCTGCGGCGGAGTGTTGGGTATGCGATGCCGGTTGTGTCGGCGAGGGCCAGGAGGCTGGAGGGCTGCTGGCGCTTGGATCGGTTGTCTTCGATGGCGATCTTGATGCGGTCTGCAATTTGGGGGTCTTTGGCGACTGCTGCGCCGTCTTGGGGGTTAGTCATGAGACAAACCTAGTATGCCATTTGGCTAATCGCAAGTACCGGCGTGTCGAAACAAGTAGTGCAGGTCACAAAAAATGAGTACAGCGAATGACATACGCGATTAGTCATTCGGTTGCAAGAGTTGAGGGCATGCGTTTAAGATTGACCACATGACAACTTACGGTGAGCGCTTGGAAGCAGCGCTGGTAACTCAGATCAAGGTCGAGCTCGTTGAGCGGAACATGGATCAGAAGGACCTTGCGGACAAGGTCGGCATCAACGCTGTCACCATGAGCAAGTACATGACCAACAAGCGCAGCGTCCCGATGCCTACGTTCTTCAAGGTTGCAGAAGCCTTGAGCGTCAGCCCTATGGTACTGATGCAGCGCGCCGAAGCTCGCGTTCAGCCAGAATCTCAGACGGCCTAATACCTCGCGATAGCGACAGGTTCCCGAACTCCTGAACCGTCATCCGCTGCACTGCACAGCAGAGCGTCCCCGTCCCACTTTGGGATAAGGGGCGCTCTTCTCTTTTAAGCGCCACGACGACGCCACCCTTGGCAGTAGTGGCGGCCGGTGCGGTCAGAGACTTAGAGTGCATGTTCTCCCCAGATTCGAATATGTGTTCGAGTGAATTCAAAGCTTACGATGCTGGACCGACAACAAAGCAATCTCGCCTCTGCTTGACGGGATTGGGTCCAGATGGGTTAAAGAGTAGCCGCTGATGAGTCTGAGAGTTAAATTTGAGCTTAAGGACTTCCATGGTCCATGCTTAGAGTTAATATTGAGCCACCAGAACTTATATGAGTTCTCACAACGAGTTGAGGCGTCTGCATGCCGCTTACGGCTTTCTGACTCCGGAACGGATAGATTATGGTCATGCCTGCCGTAAAGCAACCAGAATCAGGACCACTCGCGAAGGCTTTCGCCGGGGAGGTCCGCGCCGCCCTTGCGCGTCGTCGGATCACCGCTAAGCAGCTGGCAATCTCTACGGGGCTCTCCCCCACTTACGTAAACAAGCGGCTCCGCGACGAAGCCCCATTTACGCTCAATGACGTCGAGGTGATCTGCGAGAAGCTTGACGCCGACTCGGATGGGTTCCGAGCAGCTGCAGCCAAAGCGCTCCGTGAGGCCGGCGCCGACGAAGAGTAACCACAGACAAACAAAGAGCCCCCACCAGGTTGGTGGGGGCTCTTCTGCTGTCTAGGCTTCGATCATCTTGGACATCTTCTCTAGCGCTGTGGTGAGTCGCTTGATGTCTACCTTGGTTCGGTATGCCTGGGACATTTGCCGGGTGCTGTGTCCGACGATGTCCTTGATGGTGTCCCAGTCCACTCCGGCGGCGTCTAGGAGGTCTACGGCGGTGTGGCGGGCCCCGTGGAGGACGACGTTGGTTGGTAGGCCAGCTTCGGCTAGGAGTTTGGCCCATGCCTCCGTGGCGCTGTCTGGATCCCATGGGCGGCTGTCGTTGAGGAACAGCAATCCCTCACCGCTGTGGGTCTGCATGTGGAGCTGCAGAATGGACTTGAGTGGTTCCACGAGCGGGAGGATGCGCCAGCCGCTACTGGACTTGGGGCGGGTCAGGTACATGGTGCCTTGAAGGTGTCGCCACTCGTAGTCGGCTGGCACTTTGGTAATGTCGCTGATTCGGATGAGCTGCCACGAGAGGTCGAGCGTGTCTGTGATGCGGTCAGCTTCGAGTCCCAGGATCTCGCCACGCCTCGCGCCAGTGAGTAGGTAGGTTGCCCAGAGTGCGCGGTCGTCACGGGTTGCGAGGTGCGCCAGGAGTTGAATGGCTTCCTCGGCGCTGAGTGCGTGCTGCTGCGGTTTGGCTTTCTTGGGCGGGTCCACCATCTCACACACGTTCCGGGTCGCTTTCCCTTCACGCATGGCTGTCTTCAGCGCCGTCGAGAGTACGGCATGCGCTTTGATGGCCGTGTCAGGCCCAACCATCTTGACGTCTTCCGGCCATTCGCTGGGATCCTTCTCACGCATCTTCAAGGACTTGGGCGTACTCATGATGACCTTGAACATTTGCCGGACGTGATCAGCGGTAAGCTCATCAATCTTCTTCTTGCCAAGCACGGGGATGAGCCAGCCGTCAGTGGTGGACTTGTAAGAGGCGTAGGAGTTCGGCCGGACCTCGTTGGGCGCGATGTCCTCTATCCACCGACGCAGCCAGGTCTCCAACTTGAGTCCCGACGTCGGCAGGTCGCCAAGCTGGTTGAGCTCCTTCTTGACCTCAGCCAGCTTCTTCATGGCCACCTTCTTGTCTTTGCTGCGGATCACCTTCCGCCGGCGCTTGCCGTCCGGCCCCATAGGCAACTCGATAGCCACCGTCCATAGCCCGCGGGCGTCCTTGAACAGCGCGCCCTCCCCCTTGCCCCTAGCCACGAGCGTGCCACCACTCTCCGTCGGCTTCGTTGTAGTTGATCCAGTTCTTGCAAATCTTGCATTGCCAGCGGTGGAACATCTCGACCAGGTGCGGGATAGGTTTGTGATCCGGTTGCGCGCTCATGCTGCCCACTCCTGTTGGTAGTCCTGGTGGTCAGAGTAGGCGGCTGCAAGGGCGCGTGCTGCTCGATCTGTAGTCAGGGCACAACCGTAGTCATACCCTTCCCAAACCCCGTCATCTTCCGGGTCTTCCCAGTCCTCAATGATCGCCCGTTTCGCCGCGCACTCAGCAAGGACGCGGGCAGGGTCATAGCGGGCGATGTGCTCGGTGGTCGCTCGGAGTTGCGTGCCACTGAGCGCGAATCCCTCAGCAACTTCAATGTCATCTGACGCAAGTACCTCAGTAGATTCGGCGTTTGTATGCCATGGCCCTGGACTTGCTGCACGAGCCACAGCCTCATCTTCGGCAATCCTGGCTTGAAGGAACTCGGTGATTTTCACGCGTCACCGTTGTCCTTCTTGGGGGTGAGTGGATTGGCCAGCTCTTCAGCGATTGCCTTCAGGTTGGATTCGAGGCGCTTTGTCTGGTCGGGTGTGATGACTGGGACCCATCGCTTTCCTTCTTCCTCCCAGTATTCGGCTTCGCCGTGTTCGCCAGTCCGGATTTGGGGCGTCGCTTGCGCACCAGAGCGCAGCGCGTTCGCTCCCCGGTGCAATTGCTGGTACGCGAAGTTGATCACCTCAAGGTCGGAGGGCGAGAGATTGCCTTCGTTGGCGCGGGCAAGGTTGCTTAGCAGATTCGCTGCGTGCCTCATGCTGTATTCGTTCGTTGGCTCTTCCAAGATGCTCATTTCGCTCCCCGTTCGGTAGGTGTAGCCATTAGTGTAGCCATGCATACGCTGGAACGCCCGCGCATGTGCCTACTTTCCGCCCCTAGATTCCGCTATTTTCTGCGGATTCCTACTCTCAAGTGTAGCCTAGCGTTTCACTCGTAATGAAAAGGTCATCAGTTCGATTCTGATAGGAAGCTCGGAGCAGAAGAGGCCCCGATCCCAGTAATCACAAGGGATCGGGGCCTTTCGCATTCCCCCGCCAAATAGCCAAGAAACTGCCCAAGTGTAGCCAAGAGTGTAGCCAACGACGCTAAACGTGCATGGAATGGACTGGGCTTGCATGGCCCTAAAAAGTGCGCCTGAACGTGTAGCCATTCACTCTGGCAGGAATCCCGGCATCCTCTTGCCCCATTGGATCGTGCGCAACTCTTCTGGGCAGCGGTTGTATTGGTCGATGTCCCATTCGGATTCGGTGACTGGTCGGACTTGGTTGCGGGGTAGCCAGGTGGTGAGTGAGTCTTTGTTGTCGTCGTGCCAGCGAATGTGGATTTGGGTTTGGTTCCAGTGGGTGGCTTCAGCGTAAACACTGATGCTCTCACCCGTGCTGAGTGGGATTTGTGCGTGGACTTTTGGTTGGTTGTTCATGCCCCAGGATTGGACGTCCTCTACTGGGCCTACTCGGTCGCCGCGGACGTAGTCGTATGTTCGGCCGTCGAGTAGGAACGTGGTCAGCGGGAGGATCGGCATGGGTTCTATCATGCCAAGATGGTGGGGTGGAAGTTACCTTGACCATTGAGAATGCGTCCGGCGAGCAGGGCACTGTGCAAGCGTCCGGCGCCGATTACGAGACAGCCTATGCAGCTGCACGTGCACTCGTCCCGGATGACTTCAAAGCCATCGTCATCCGCACGGACAGTTAAACGCCGGAAGAGCCCCACCCTCGCATGGAGGATGGGGCTCTATTACGTTGCGGCAGGTAGCCGGTCTTATGTTGCCCTTGTGTCATGCATTCCAGAGGGCGTGGTCGTTGGCCGTAGAATTGGCGCAGACTCACTTGACTTGAAATGGGGAACACATTGGGGAAGCCGCGCACATCGACGCTGGTCACTGTAGCCATCGTCGCGGCTTTTCTTGGTTCTATGGGCGCCGTCGTGGTTATGAGCAAGATCAACGAGGGCCAAGAACGCTGCGCGATTGAGCGCCAGTACCTTGCCGAGCGTGGGGCTCCTAAGCCCCTTACCCACGGAGCGAAGAAGGTCTACGTCATTGGTGATTCATATACTGCCGGTGACCAACTTGATGACCGCGATGATGCCTGGGTCCGTGACATCCCAAAATCTTGGCAGGTTGTCGCTGATGGCATCGGCGGAACAGGTTTTGTGAACCCCGGCAACTGCGGGGATAAAGCATTCAGCGCCCGCTTGGATCCAGCAAAGAGCGCCGACATGGTAATCCTTCAAGGTGGCCTGAACGATTGGCGCGAACAACCCGCCGCCATCGAGGCCGCAACCACCGAGGTTCTGAAAGGACTCTCAGGCGTCCCGGAGGTTGTTGTGGTGGGTCCGGTTCACGCGCCGTCCCGCTCTGACGAGTCGCTGAAGGTCGATGCGGCGCTCAGGGCTGCAACCGAAGCAGAAGGGCGGCAGTATGTGTCCGCAATTGACTGGGACCTGCCATACCTGCCGGATAAGCTGCACATCACACCAATTGGACAGTCAAAATTTGCCGAACTCGTAGGAGCCTCAATTGATGGATGAAGTAACTCCCATGATGTTTTGGGGGTTGATCATTGGAGGATTAATCGCCACGATAGGCGCGGGTGCTCTGATGTTCGCTTGCCTTCACAAGGTGGAGCCGTACCCCACGCCGAGAGAATTCGTTCGTAAGTTCCGTACAAAGAAGTAGACTGCTCGCACATCACCACAACTCTTTGGGGGAAACTCATGGAAGCACAGAAATTGCTGCATATCGCCGCTGACTTCGTCCAGGCCGGCCGTGAACAGCAGGACGCGCTGCTGCTTGATATCGAGATTGAGGACCGCCGCCCAGCCGTTGAGGCGGAATGGGCAGCAGCCCTCAATGAGTTCATTGACGGGAAGATCAACGCTCTCGTTCGCTAGCTCGCTGTGATGGCGCTCAGCATGATGTCCGCCATCATCGAGTGTCCCTTATCGGTAGGGTGAACAGTGTCAGCGTATAGGCCCAAGCTGCCAGTGCCAGCGAGCCCAGCAGCGGGCATCCGGGCTGACAGGTCGCACACGGAGATCATCGGGTCTGAGGCCGCCAACGTGTATGCGTTCTGGACATAGTCGGCCCATACTGAGGGTGTGGTTTCCGAACGCTGAAACATCGGTGTCACGAGGACTGAGGGATTGCAGCCGGTTCCCCTGATGTACCCGAGGATCGTCTGAAAGTTAGCCAATTGCTGAGCCGCTGTGATGGTTCCCGAAGTCACGTCGTTAGCGCCGAGGGCGAAGATCAGAAGGTCAGGGCTCAGGGTTTTGATGGATCGCATCCAGTAGTTGAAGCCTCCGCGGTTGGCCCAGTTCGCTGACGTCCAGCCGTGGTGTCCTGCATCGTGCAAACGGATGCCCTTGGTTTCGTCGCCGTCGTACTCCACTACACCTTCGATGTAGCACGAGCCCCCTGACGAGTACGACACGACGAGCGTGTGAGCTCCTGAAGCGCCCAGATTGATCCTTGTGACGTAGCCGCCGTCTACAACTGCCGTTCCGGCTGCGGTATTGAAAGTCGTAGCGGATCCGCCGTCTATCGTGTAGCTGATCGTTCCAGTGGTTGTTGCCTGCGCGTACATCAGGTCCACTGATGTTCCCTGGAGCGTGAATGTGAGGGAGTGGCCTGCTGCGCTCAGGATAGCGGCCTGACGCTTCGGGCCGTAGTTTTGATCGGTGCCGATTGCGCCCGATGATACAACGGGCCATGTGCCGGATGTGAAGCCCGTCTTGATTGATCCGATAAAGCCGCGCCCGCCGACAACGCCGGAGACAGGATAACGTTCCCGGAGTCGCCTGAGGAGCGTTTGCCGGTAGGTGCGGGCAAACGTGGTTGCTCCTTGGCCTTCTGTGATGGAGTCGCCAAGGCACACGACGTTGAACGGGGCGTAGTCGCGGTTGGCGAGCCCAGCCCTTGCTGTCTGGAGTGCTCCGCCGGTTCGGTTCAGCAATTTCTCCCGACCTACTTTGGACAGCGCCACGCTAGGCGCGTCGAGGATACCCATGGTTACTCCTAGCTGACCGTGATGGCCGGGACGTTGGTAACCGCGCCGGATGCGTCGCGGGTGAGGGCAGACTGAGTGAAGGTCTTTGTGACTGGCGAACCATATGTGATGGTGTATGCGTCCACGGCCCCGGGGAACGCCGTTGAAAGAGTGGTCGCTGTGTACGTCCCAGGCGTCCCATCAGGCCACACCACAGGTGCGCTGGTGGCCGCTCCGTTGGCGTCCCTCACGACCACTCCGGCAATGATGAGATCAGGGTTCCGCGCAAGGTTCTTGAGCTGGGCATAAGTGGCATTAAGTGCCGCGTCTTGGAGGCGGGGTGGGATGTGCTTGTCAAAGATCCGGCCGGAGCCGTCGAGCGTGGGGACATCGCGAGTTGCCATGCTGGCTGCTCCTTAAGTGGTGATCGTGAGGACGTCAGTATCAGTGGGCTTCACGACCACCGTGCCGTCATTCTTGGTACTGATAATCAAGCGGTCAGGGTCTGTGGGGTGTACAGCTACCCCGCCGCCGGATGATGCCGCGGCTGCTGCTTCGGCGGCGGCTTGTGCGGCTGCCGCTGCTGTCGCTGCGATGCTCGCCGAGGATTGGGCAGCCTGTGCGTTACCCACAGCGCCTGCCAAGGCTTCCTGTGCCACCTCGGCAGCGTTCGCACCAGCCGATGCAGCCTCGGCTTGTGCGTCTTGGGCTGCGTTCTTCGCCGCTACTGCTTCGTCTCGGAGTCCGATGTACGAGTTGTAGACGTTGCTGAATTCGCCCGATTTCCAACGAACTTGCGGGAGTGGTGCGAGGAACCCCGGAGTGAACCCGTACGCGTTCGACGTCAAGGGGTTGGCCAGTGGGAACCCGTTGAGGTCCTTCAACGGCAGCAAAGTGGTTCCCGTGGTGTCCTCGGGCGCGTAGATCCCCACCGAACCGTTCGCCACAACGTTCATCGGGTTGTCCGGGTCAACAACCAGTTCCATCCCAATCGGGTAATCGGTCACAGGTGGGGCTCCTTAAATGCAGTGGGGCGGACCCTGCAAAGGTCCGCCCCGGAAGAGTGGGTGGTGGGGTTAGGTGGCCGGTTTCGGCGCAACCTTCAGGCGCAGCAAGAACGATCCCAACGACGTCAGTAAGGACTTTCCAATCAGGATCCCGAACGTCACCCAGAAAGCCTGGGTCGTGATGTCATGCTCAGTTAGCAGCGACGTCAGACCAGTACCGATCAGCACCAAAGCATCCAAGATGATGCCCGTGTACAACGTCCGCCAAGCCCGATTGAGGGCATCTGTCTTCACGCTCACCGGAGCAGCATGCTCAGCCATTGGGCTCAGCCTCCTTCGTCACGGGGACGATTTCGAAGGTGGGCATGTTGTCCGCGATGGCCTTCTCGATCCGGTCATAATCGATGACCACAGAGGCGCCGGACGCAGTAGCAGCAAGGATCTGCTGCAGGATGGCGCGGTCGGCCCGCTGGTTCGCCTCGATCCGCGCAAGAGCTTGGGCGTTGAAAGCGAGCTGCCCGTACGCGCTGGTCTTGTACTTGCCCCAGTCAATCTGTGGGTTCCAAAGGGCATCGACTGGCATCTTCTCGATCTGCTGTTCGATGGACAGCCCGCCCTTCATCTGCGGGCCGCCCTCCACCAGCGCTTCCGGGGTGAACCGCAAGTAGCGTTCGTTGTTCATACCTTCAGGGAGTTTGCTCATGGTCTTGTCCTTTACGGGAGGGGAATTCCGAGATTGACCAGCACTAACTGGTCCGGGGTGTAAGTGGGCGCCGGGACGGGTTCGCCGGCGGACTCGATGGCGGACCCGTCGAACAGGTCTTCCGGGTTGCTGCGGCCGTAGTAGCGGCTGTTCAGCACGTAGCCGTCACGAAGGATCTCGAAGTGAAGGTGATCAGCCACCGAAGCGCCCGTGGAGCCAGACAGCCCAATGACCTGCCCCTCAGTAACCCACTGGCCTTTACTGGCCTTCGCGCCACCATCCAAGCAGTGGCCATAGATCCCGATGAACGAGCCGTGATCGATCACGTACCCGTAGCCGAAGAAACTGGGAAGGATCCACCACGGGTTATCCGCATAGGTGCCACTCAGCCACCCAACGTGCAGGACCGTGCCGGAAGTTACTGCGTAGACCTTGGACCCAGACCGTGCGCCGTAGTCCTGCCCCGTGTGCCCGTCCGGCTGGTAGTTGCCGTACAGCCACACGTAATAGCCCATGCCAGAGTTGGGGTTCGAGTTCGCCACCACGCCCGCGGTCGCTCCGTCGCCGAAGTCCTGCGTCAGTGGTGCATCTACAGGTCGCCTCATGGCGTACCTCCTTTTGGTGGGTCGCTTTCAAGGCGCGGCCACGGTCGTAGTTCCTGCGGGGTCATGCCATGCTCCGTGCAGTCACGCCGAAGCTGCGAAGCGTATTCCTCAGTCAGGCGCCGATTCCTGGCCTCACGATCAGCGCGTGCCTGCTCCCGGTCAGCCCGGTCACGTTCCTTCTCCGCATCAGCCCACGCCTCATTTCGCTGATCCTTCAACGTCGTGTTCCGGATACGCTCCCGGCCAGCGGACCCGCTCAGATACTTGATGCCGCCGTTGATGAGGGCCAGCAATGCGGCACCACCGCCACCAGCCCCAACAAGGGTCACGATCAGTTGGGTTGTGTCCATTGTGGTGGCCTACTTTTCAGGGTCGTAGGCGTAATGCCGTATTTTCACTAGGCGGGCGGCGAAAGCGAGGATTGAGAAGGCGATGAAACATAAGGACGCCATCCGGAGGCTGAGCTGCGTGACCGGGGCGGCCGCCATCGTGACGCCGTAGATTCCAACCGCTGTCATGCACATCAGGGTCGCGGCGCGTTCCAGCCACCAGATACCCGGCAGGACGGAGAACGAACCAAGGGCCCCACCCACAAGGAGCAGCCCGCCCCAGAATGTGAGCAGCCCTGTCCCCAAGCTCGATGCCACATTCCTTGGCGGGTCAGTAGCGACGAACATGCCCAGCAAGCCGATGGCCAGATAGGCGAAGAAGTAGATCACGGACAGTGCCCGCGGCTCTTGGACCTTCAGCCAAAGGCGGTGCAAAGTAGCTTTCGCGCTCACACGTACCACCCCAACCCGCCGAGCTGAAACACCATGGCCCGGGCAATCTGCAGCGGCACACCAGACCGGAAACTGATCTTGATCTCACCGGCTGGCGTCACCCTAAGATCGGCTTGGTAAGCGTTCACCAGCAGCGGCGTGAGTACTTCACTCGGCGCTTTGGGTGCGAACTCTGGCGGAACCGTCGCGAGAGTGTACTCAGTGAGCGGCTTATTGACGTCCATGGCGTCATACTTGATCGGAACCAAGTTCGCCAGACCACCCTGCAGCTCCACGCGCCGGCCAATCCGGGAAACAGCCGGGGCTTTCACCGCATTCTTCATCCACGTGCCCTGCTCAACGTAAATGGCAGGATCGAAGCCGAGCGGGACCGGGCCGCGCATCACACCGCCGACGTTCACCCAAGCAGGCGAATCATTGTCACCCAGCAAGTACTGGTACTGCTCATAACCCACAGTGACCATCGCCCCGAGCTGACCAAGATACTGGCACGCAAGGACGTCCTTCGCATAGACGCCACCATTGCCAGCCCAGCAGCGGATATCCACGATCTCGCCAGGCTGGGTCTGATTCTCAATGATCGGCACCAACGCAATGGGCTGATCATCGATCGTTCCCGGACCAGACAAGCGCGCCCCCGATACAGCCTTCGTGGAACCACCCGGGATGATCACAAACTTCGACTCACCCGCGGTCGGCGTCCAATCACGACGCACAGCCACAGTGTCCCAACGCGTACCTGAAGCGGACGGCGGGAACTGCAGAGTCTCATTCTCGAAAGTCTGATCCGTGACACCGCAACCAAACCCCGTGCCCGCCGTGATCGACACGGTACGGGTAGCGCCGGCAACGATACTGACCTTCCAATCATTCGCACCAGACACCCCATAGCGGGACGTGCCAATAGGCGCCGTCGAATGAGCCAAAGCCCAAGCATCCTCGTTGTACGGTTTGGCTGGCGTAGTGTCATAGCCGCGGGATGTGAATTCCACTGGCATCAGTGACGCTCCTGGTTCCGCTGCCCCTTACCCAAGGCAGCAAGTCGCTGTGCGAAGATCCGCGCAGGCTGGTTAGTTATCTCCCCAATGGACGGTTCAATCAGGGCGTAATCCTTGGACTTCCACGTCAACTTGACCTCGCGGATTGTCTCCGTAATGACCACACCGTTGTTGCCGATGTCCACCGGCACACGGTCACCAACACGGAAACCGTTTGGGCCGCCATACTGGAAGATCCCAGTGCCGGCGAGGTCAAGGGACAGCCCGTTCTTGGGCCCGTTCTCGTCAAGGGTTTCCTGGCCGCGGGCATCCATCACTGAGTCCGTGTTGTCATCCCGGGCGTCCCGGAAAGCTTCAGCCCGCATCCCGTATTGAGCTTCCCGGGTGGCGTCAATGAGTTGCCGGAACTTCCGGTCCACGCCTTCGCCCTGCCCGGCCACCACCACGCGGGACGACGTCGGACGGGTGCGCGTCCATTTGGTCGTCTTCAGGGTGCGGCCCTTCACGGACAGCTTCCGTGGGAACAGGCGCGGCTCATAAACATCCAGGACCAGGGCCGAACCGATCTGCCGCACCGTCACACCAATCCCGGCAAGCTCAAGGGCCGGGAACATCTTGTCCATCAACGGGTGCATCCGAAGAGGAACACCGCCAGGCACCACAGCGCCCCGGTTCGCGTTCGCCGCCACAGTCAAGCCCGGGATCCCCAATCGGGACACACCGTTCTCCTGCACCGCCGTCTTGATGATCGTCTCCGCGTTGCCCGTATAAGTCCGGTACTCCGCAGATTGCCCCGTGAGAGACGCCCCAGGGACCGGCCAGCCAAGGATGTCCCGCAAGATCCTGAAGTCATCCTCAACCGTGAACGTCACATGCCCGTCCACGCCGTTCGTTTCGCCCTCTTCAGCAGTGATAGGTCCAGAGATCAAGTGCTCGCCCTTGAACTTCACAGCCACCCGGGCACCATCGGCCATGAGCTCCGGCAACCGTTGATGGCTGAGTGGAACCGTCATCGACATCGTCCCCATGAGGTTGTGTCTCACAGTCACGGACAACGCGGACGGGTTACCGATCTGGCACCGGAACAAACGATCCTTGTCATAGACGCTGATCCGGAAGATGCTCACCACGCCCTCCGATACAACGACGGCAGCAAAGCCTCAACCGTGCCAGTACCAGCAAGGGACAGGGACAAGGGCACGCTGGCTCCGGCAGGGATCGGCGCAAAATCCGCCTCACCCAGATCCGCCGAACGATCCACCGGGTTCACCATGTCAACACCAATCACCCGCTCAGACGGCTTACTAGGCGCGCCCGGGACGACGTCATACATGGTCGCCCCGATCAGGTCAGGCTCCGACTCGATCACCAGACACTTACCCTCCGGAACGTCGAACGGAACCTCAACCACAAGCCCATTCACACCCACCGCGGCCTCAGTAGTTTCCCCATCGATGAACCAGCGGGCGTACGACTCGACGTCGCCCTGGTTGTCAATGGTCGCTTCAGAGATCTCCGACCCCGACCCGATGTTGAACATGTGCGGGCCGTTCGGCTCGTAGAACGGCTGGTACTCGCCGTTCTTCCAAGACCGCACAGCCGGATCACCCTCCCAGAAAGGATGTTCCGCAACGAACTTGAGTCCATACGACTGCCACCCGTACTTCATCGGGTCATACGTGACCGTGTGGTCGCCGTCGTCACGGAAGCGGATCCGCAGACGCCGCTTGGTGCTATCCGGAAGATGCACCTCCCACACGCCCGTGTCACTGGGGTCCATGCCCTGCCAGAAAGCACGGTCCCGCTTCATCCAAGTCACAGCCCCGGGCTCTTCATCCAACCGGCCATCCGAGAAGATATGGACCGGCCAGAACACCTCACGGTCAAGAACCGAAATGCCCTCATGCTTAGAACCGGCCACCGCGGGCGACGACGTTGCATGCCGCTCCGTGGTGACCGTCCCCAGCCCCCGGATGCCCGGCATCAGGAACAACCCCGATGCCGGGCTAGTCAACGGCCACGTCACACCCTTAGCCGTCCACGTCATCCGCAACCGAGTCCAAGGACTCGCCGCCGGGGCCGGCGGCCGGTAAGGAATCGCATAACTGATACCCATGAGACTCCCTACTTATTGATGGACCGCTTGCATGTCAGACAGCGAGTTCTCGAACTTCCGGACAGCCTCGTCAGCATCACGAACAATCAGCTGCTCGATGGTCAGGCCCGGACGGTTCCCGCCGCTCGATGCAAGGCCGTACATGGTTTCCCACTGCCGGTCGTTCAGGATGTACTCCGGCTTGCGGGTGGCGTTCATGATCTGCGACAGGCCAGGGTTCAACACCCCGCCGTTGTCGTGCAGGTACGGCAGCCCCGTGGAGCCCATGTTGTCCTTGCCGCCCTCTGGCCGCTTCCCAGCCTTGCCGGTCAAGAAGTCCGACGCGGTGGTCAGAGCCTTCTTGCCAACACCGATGGCCATGTCAGCCATCATTCCGCCGGCAGGAAAGGTCAGCTTGAACAGGGAAACGAGCCCGTCAATGATCGGCGCAATGGGGTCGAAACTCCACCCGCCACCAGAACCAGACGCGCCCCCACCATTCAGATACTCGGCAGGGTTCCGGTAGTTAGGCCACCCACCATCCAGCACCATGTAGTGCAAGTGCGGCCCGGTGGAATTACCCGTCGAACCAACCTCGCCGATCTTCGTGCCGGCCGTGAGCATTTGCCCCATCTTCACCGCGAACGATGAAAGGTGCGCGTACCAGGTCTGCAACCCGTTCGGGTGGTCAATGTGGATCTCGTTACCGCCCCCATAGGACGACCAACCAGCCGATGACACACGGCCCGGACCAGCTGCAACAACCGGCGAACCAGTCGGAGCCGCAAAGTCGATACCGTTGTGCCCGGCATGGAACGGCTGCGAAACCGTGGCGCTGCCAATCGGACGGACAAGACCACCCTTCGCGTAACCGACCGCCTTACGCATGGCTTCGACAACACCGACGCCGCCCCAGCGGGCGATGTCATCTTGGGACCAGACAATCTCGCCGGCGTGCACGATACCGGCCGGCTGGTATTTGCCACCCGGGCCCGTGTACCCGCCGTCAGCGAACCCAGCCGGGAGCGCTACCTTGGGCAACTTATCCACGCCCGGCAACGCCCCGGCTACCGTATTGAACGCACCAATCAGGCCATCATTGATGACCGTATTGACCACGAACCGCACCGGCGCCTTCGCGATGTCCTGGATGGTGTCCCAAGCCTTCTTGACCGCAGCAACACCAGTCTCAAACGCCTTCGGGATTTCCTCATTGATTGCCTTAGTCAGGAAATCGAACACCGGCTTAATGACCGTGTCCCAGACTGTCTTGATCGCCCCACCGATGCTGTCAAACACCGGCTTGATGCCATTCGTGTACAGCCAGTTCAACGCGTTCGGGATGACCACCATGAAGATGTTCACCCACGTGTCAAAGACGGGCTTCAAAAGGTTCAGCCACACCCAATTGACGGCATTCCCGATAGCGTCAAACACAGGTTTGACAGCGTTCAGGTAGAGCCAGTTCAAAGCGTCAGGAATGACCTTCGTGAAGAACCACACCCAAGAGTCGAACGTCGGCTTCAGCACGTTGTTCCACGCCCAAGTGATGACCGAGCTGATCCCGTCAAAGACCGGCTTGATCACGTTCTCGTACAACCACGTGAACGCTGCGGCGAAGACATCATGGACGAAAGTCACGACCGTGTTAAAGATCGCAACAGCCGCGTTCCACCAATCCGAAATCGTGGCCCCGATCCCAACGAACGCCTCCACCATGCGGTCCCAGAAGTACTGGAACAACGGCACAACGATGTTCTGAATGATCGAAACAATGACCTGGAAAACGCCACGGAAGAACAGGTAGAACCCGCCGATGATCACCGAAGCCGAATCG